CAATGCACTACAAGCTGGCAAGGGCAGAGATCAAAACACAGGAAGCAAAGGCGTGAGTCATTTCAAAGTTACGTGCCACGCGACCAATCGCGCTGGCGTCCGTTGCGGTCGGCCGCCCTGCATCGGAAAAAAGGTCTGTTATATGCACGGAGGGGCGCGAGGATCAGGCGGAAGGCTAAAGCACGGCCGCTACGCTAAGGCGCTCAAGGCAACCGCGCTGTCGGAGGCATACCAACAAGCGATTCAAGACGCATCATTGCTTGACTTGCAGGAGCCGATCGCGCTGCTCGAGGCTTGCTTGCAGCGAACCGGAGAGCGCGTCGCGCAGGCCGACACGCCGGACTTCCGCAGGAAAGCCAAGGACATGTGGGAGGCGCTGTCGGAGGCTAACGCTTCTGGTGACGCCGAGGCTCAGAATATTGCCATGCGCGATCTCGGCATCCTGCTCCGCGATGGGGCTTTAGAGGATCGCGCGATCTCCGAACTCTCGATCCAAGCTGAACGGCTCGCCAAGCGTGTCGAGGCCGTCTGGCAGATCAGGATGCAGCGCCGGCAGAACCTCAACATGCAGCAAGTCGGGGTGCTGATTGCGCGCGTGCTTGAGATCGTCAAGGAAGAATGCCCGCCAGCCATCGCGCAGAATGTGGTCAACCGCATGGAGGTGCAGGTGCTGAAACTCAGCGCGCAGGGTCACGATGTTGAGCCGGCAGAGGTAGTCGAGGATGCAGAGACCGAGCCTCGGTGATGACGAGCTAGAGCTTGTCCGCTCGATCTGGCAGGACGCGAAGCGCGCGGCCTTCCCAGAATCTTCGGCTGCCCAGCACGCGAAGTACGACGGCGACCTGCCGCGCTTCTGCACCGAGGTGCTGGGCCACAAGCAATGGGAGTTCCAGAAGTATCTCCAGCGCGCGCTCATGCAGCATCGCTTCGTGATGGTCTGCGGCCCGCGGAAGAACTCGAAGACGCACACGGCCGCGGAGATCGTGGTGGCGATGATGTGTACCGGCCCGACCACGGTGCTGACGACATCGGGCAGTCAGCGCCAGGTCGAGTACGGTCTATGGCAGAAGATCCGCGCGTTCCATGCCAATGCGCGGCAGGCGCTTCCTGGCAAGCCGCACGGGTTCAAGTGGGAGATCGCACCCGAGTGGTATGCGCTTGGCTTCTCCGCTGGCGATGCCGGCACGGTGCAAGGATTCCACGCCGGCGTAGATCTCGAGCGTGACGCGGAGGACACCGGCGAGCTCAAGCTGGCGACCGCGAGCGAGGCGCTGTACAAGATCGAGCGCACGGCCCACCGCCTGCTGATCGTGCTGGACGAAGCCGCGGAGATCGACAAGGAAATCCTTGAGCGCCTCGAGGGCTCGATGGCTGGCAAGAATGTCTACGTGCTCGCGCAATGCAACCCGACATTCGACGAGAACAGCGACCATCCGACTGCGCGCTGGTGGCGTCGAGGGTCAAGCTGGCATCGCATCCATGTTGCCGGCGAAGAGCTGCCGAATCCGAACTGGGAGCCGCACGCCGCGGACAAGTGCTTTCACGGGATCCCAGAGGAAATACAGCCTGCCGACTGGCGGCGCGCGATGGTCAAGAGTCACGGCATCGACTCGGCCTTTACGCGCGTGTTTGTCTATGGATTGCCCGCCACGGTCGACCTCGACCGCGCGCTGATCCCGCGGGCACTGCTCGAGTCCTGCGCCGATCTCCCGCAGGAAGGCGAGGATCGGCACATCGGAGTAGACATCGGCGGCGGTGGAAGCGACCCGAGCGTGGCCTATCTTTGGATTGGAAACACAATCGCGGCGCGGCATGAGTGGCGATCGCCCGACACGATGGCGACGGTTGGAGTCATCCTGGAACTGATGTCTGCATGGGGTGACGATTCTGGGCCAGTTCCTGCCGGTCATGTGCATGTCGATGCCACCGGCCTAGGCAAAGGCGTAGCCGATCGGCTAAAGCAGACAGGCCACCAAGTCGATGCCGTAGACTTCGGCGCAAGCCCGCGGTACGGCTGGAAGCAGCTGACCGGGCAAACGCTCTTCCGAAACATGCGCGGCGAGATGCACTGGACGCTTCGCCGACTCCTCGAGGAGCAGCGCGCCGCCATTCCGCGCAAGTACTCAGAGCTGTGGCGACAGGCGTGCTGGTACTCGTACAACTTCCGAGAAGCTGCGCGTGGCAGCATGGCCGAGCTTGGAGAATCGAAAGACGAGATACGCGAACGCTACGGCCGATCGCCGGATGACTTGGACGCTTGCATCCTAGGACTCGCGCGCAAGAGCGCATCGCGGCCCACGATTCGCGTCATGCGTATCTAGCGAATCGGGTTTCGCATTTTCTTCGACTGTGTTTGACGCTGCGCGCTGATCCATTGCACAACCACCATCCGCATGAAAGCAGCAGGAGGAAGATCCTCCATCTTTGCCGCTTCGCGCACAGCGTCGCGCAAATGCGAGGGCATCACAACGGTCATGTAGACCCGACCCTTAGAGGCTCCTAGAAGAGCCTGCTCTTTTTTCGGCATTCGTTCACCCTATCCCACGGCCAATCGACGCTGTTCATTTTGCTTATAGACTCACAAGCGTGAGTCTGTCTAGGCGTAACCGCGTCAAGCCCTTTTCAGCCCGTGAGGGATCCTATCATCTTGAGCATCTTGGCACTATGGCCGGAGCTTCTAGATTCAATGGGAAAGCCAAAAGCCTAGAAACTCTTTTTCAATCTAACGGATTCGCAGTTCGGCCGTCGATGGCCGGAGCTTTTGAACTATCGCAGCCGTTCGAGCAGTCATGGATTGTCAATCTCTGCTGCCGGCTATGGTCGCGCGCATCGGCAAGCGTGCGCCCTATGATGTGGAACGGCCCGGGCGCAAACGCCGAAGAAGTCCCAGAGTCCGATCCTTTTCTCCAGCAGTTGCTGAGACCGAACCGGGATATGACTTGGGCACAACTGGCCGAGGCTGATGTTGTCCACCGCAAGCTATCAGGAGAGAGCTTCTGGTTCTTGTTCGGGCCCAAGTCTACCGATGGCAATTGGGCGCCATTTGACGGGCCGATCACGCTGCCTTTTTCGATCATGCCGGTCAACGGCGATGCGGTTGAGTATGACCCAGACGACATGGGCCGTCCCGCGTTTTGGTACTTCCAGACCGCAGGAAATCAGCGGCTGCGCGCACCTTGGTCAAGCGTTGTTCAGTTCCGGGACTACGATCCGGCCGACCCGATCCGCGGCCTTGGCGCGGCAGAGGTCGCCAACCGGCAGCTTCAGATCGCCTTCCAAGCCGAGCGCCAACAGGAAGCGCAGATGCGCTCCGGCGGCCCGGGCGCGTTTGTGACCTACGACCACGACATCCAGCGCGACGCGCTCGAGTCCTTCCAGTCCGACCTCGATGCTGCGACGCAGGACGCGGAGACCGCGGGTGGACTGAAGATCCTAGGCGGCGGCCCGAAGATTGTGCCGAACCCGGCCACGCCGGATCGGATGCAGTACATCGACCTACTCACTTGGTCGCGCGATGTCGTGGCGTCGACCTTTGAAGTCCCGGTGCATCTAATTTCTCCGGACGCTTCGACTTACTCCAACCTCCAGGAGGCGTGGCGGCAGTTCTGGATCGCGGTCGTCGGCTACCTGAAGACCGTCGAGGCGCAGATCAACGCGCAGCTTATCCCGCGGATGGCTGACCCGCGCTTCCGGCAGTATGTCTTCGGGTTCGACTTCGCTGGCATCGAGGCTCTGCGGAACGATCAGAGCGCGCGCCTCAAGGTGGCCGCCGAGATTTCGCTGGCTACCGGCGTGGATCTGGGCGAGCTGGTCAAGGCGCTGAAGCTGGACATCGACGGCTCCGTGTTCGCGTCCGAGGAAATGGACGAGGACGAAGAGGAGAACGAGTCCGAGGAAATAGAGACCGAGGATGAGCCCGATCCGGCCGAGGATCAGACGGCCGTTGTTGCCGATCAAGCCCTGAACGGGGCGCAAGTCTCCAGCCTACTCGACATCCTCCGCGCAGTCTCCGAGGGTCTGCTGACCGTCGAAGGTGCGGTGACTACGATCCTCGCTGCCTTCCCGTTTATCGACGAGGAGGAAGCTCGGCGCATTGTGGGCGGCGTAAACGAAGCGCCAGCGCCTGCGCCAGCACCGGTGGCCGCGGCCGTCGATCCAGCCTTCCTCATTATGCGGCGCCGGGATATTGCAGCGCATGAGGTCAAGGCTATCGACCTTGCACCACCGGCCTATATGCGCGCGAGCGCGCGCCGCGGCATCAAGCTACACGAAGCTGGCGAAAGCGGCCAAGGACTCAAGCCTCAGACGGTGGAGGACGCTCGCAAGATGGCGGCCGGTGAGGTCACCGAGGCTAAGTGGCGGAAGATCGGCCCCTGGATTGCGCGGCATAAGGTTGATCTGGAGGCCGTGCAGGGTGACGAAATCACACCCGGCTTGGTCTCGATGCTGCTCTGGGGCGGAGGATCAAGCTCTACCAGCGCGTCCCGCGCTCAAGCCTACGCAGAGGATCTTGTCGCCCGCATTGATGCGGAGCGCGAGAAGTCTGCTGCCGGCATGGAGCCGTCGATCAAGCTGGGCCCGCTCGAAACCCGCGAAGCCCGCGCGGAATACTTCCGTCGTTTCTTGCGCGATGTCTCGCTGCCTTTTGAAAAGAGGGCGCAGAAGAACGTCGGCAAGTGGCTGGCCGGCTATGAGCGCGAATTGCTCCGCAAGCTCCGGCGATTCGCAGAAACTGGCAAGGACTTCAGTGAGCTAGTCACCAAGGCCGACGAGGCAACGCCGAACCCGTTTGTTTCGGCACTTGTACCCGACCCGAAAGAATGGCTGGAAAACCTAAACAAGGCTCTTGACGATGTTTTGAGCCAAGCGTTCAAGGCCGCTCTGAAAGATCAGGCGCTAGAGCTGGGCGGGATCAGCCTGCCGATGTCCGATCCGCGAATCGTGCGCGCGCTCGAGACCCAGAAGATCAAGGTCGTCGAGGGTGTGCATTCGACCGTTGCCAAGCGCGTCAAGAATACCCTGGACAAAGAGCTCGGCCAGCCGTCGAGCTTTGTCGAAATGCGCCAGCGCATCGAGGAAGTTCTGCCGGAGCTTGAGGGATCGCTGAAGCAAGTCTTCGCGGACAAGACAGGCCGCGCTGGCGTGATCGCACGCACGGAGATTACCAAGGCCACGAACACCGCGCGCGAGCTACAGATGCGCGAGGAAGGCGTGGAGCAGGTTCAATGGATCAGCGAGCGTGACGACGACGTGCGCGAGACCCATCAGGAACTCGACGGCCAGATCCGCCCTCTCGGCGAAGACTTCAAGCCCCAGCTTGCCTACCCCGGCGACGATCGAGCGCCGGCCGAGGAAGTTATCAACTGCCGCTGTCTCCTGATGGCGATCGTCCCGGAACCCTAGAGATATGACCGAGATCATCACAAATAACCTGAAGGAACTCTCCGAGCGGATCTTGCGCGGCATCGCCAGCGTAGAAGAACTTGCAGCCGAGAAGATTGAGAACGTCATCGCAATCAAGCGTGACAGTGTGCCGCACTGGCGCACCGCCGCTATAAACGATCCTGAGAAGGGCGAGCGTGGCCGCAGCTTCCGCTTTATCGCCAGCGACGAGACCGCCGATAGGGCCGGCGACATCATTCGCGTGAGCGGCTGGGACTTCAAAAACTTCAAGAAGAACCCGGTTGCGCTGTGGGGCCACGATGCATCCTCGCTGCCCATCGGCCGCGTGTTCGACTTTGAGAAGGGCGCGAAGCGCGACAACACGCCGGCGCTCTTCGAGTCCATCGAGTACGCGACTGCGGAGATGAACCCCGAAGCCGACCTGATCTATCGACTGGTGGACGGCGGCTTCATCAAGGCCGTCTCGGTCGGATTCATTCCTACGAAGTCCAGCTACCCGGACACGCCGGAGAAGCGCGAAGCCGCGGGGCTTGGTGCGTATGGTGTCCTTTACGAAAAGCAGGAGCAGATCGAGCTCTCCCAGTGCTCCATTCCTGCCAACCCTAATGCGCTGATGAGCGCGGCTAAGAGCTTCGCGCAGTCTGGCGCGGTGAGCGAAAAGACAGTTTCGCGGCTGTTCGATGCGCTCGGTCTGCCGGCTAAGACGCAGATCGTTGTGCCCGAACTGCCGAAGGAAGACAAGACAGAGGAAGTCGCGCAGCATCCCACCACTCTGGATGTTGCCGCGCTCTTTGGTGAGATGAAATCAGAACTGCTCGCCGAGGTGCGCTTGCAAACGCAAAAGATTGAGGCGCTGGAAAAGAGCGTCAAGATCATGCGCCGCAAGCTCGCCTCGCAGGCAGTCAATAAGAACAGGTCGAGCGTGCCAGAAGCCCCTTCCGCCACGCTCGACCAACACGCCGAGTGCCATACGCAACCCAAGAGCTACGACGAACTCTTCAGCGAGTCCTTCGAGTCCCGGTTGCGCGCGGCTCTTGAGCGTGGGGAAGTTGCGGGGGGCAACAAAAACTAAAACCATGCCGACCGATAACAACACCCCCGAGACCCTCAAGGGTCAAGAACTCGCCGAGCGCCTGCTTGCCGAGATCAATAAGCAGTTTGATAAGCGTGACACCGACCTGATCTCCAAGCTGGAAAAGAAGGCGAAGGAAGAAGCGGATGCCGCCATCGCCGCCTTCGAGGCCAAGCGTGCGGCCCTTCCGGTCGTGAAGGGTCTCGATGAAAAGGACGTGTCCAAGTTCAGCTTTGCCAAGCTCGCCAAGGGTTTGGTGTCGCGCGACTTCAGCGATTGCCAGTACGAGGCCGACCTCTGCAAGGAAGCGGCTAAGACCATCGGCAAGGACATGAGCACCACGACCGACTCGGCCGGCGGCTTCATCGTCCCCGTGCAGATCATGGAAAACATGATTATTCCGCTGCTCCAGAAGCGGATCACCGCGCTCTCGCTCGGTGTCCAGCGTCTGCCGCTGTCGGGCTCGCCCGTCCAGATTCCTAAGATCACCGGCGCTTCGACGGCCTACTGGGTCGCTGAAAATGTCAGCGTGACCGCTTCGGATCTGTCCTTCGGTCAACTGAACATGACTCCGCACGCGGTTGCGTCGCGCGTCATCCTGTCCAACCGCCTTATCAACCTCAGCAGCCCGGCTGCCGAGCAGATCACGCGCGCGCAGATCGCCAAGGATCTTGGCATCGCTATCGACGCGGCGATCTACGCTGGCACCGGCGCGTCTGGTCAGCCGACTGGCATCCTCCAGACCAGTGGCATCAATACGGTTACGAGCTTCGGCTCGGTCGCAGCGAACGCTGCATACGGAAAGCTGATCGACATGATCCAGGAGCTGTCCGCGGACAATGTGGATCTGGCCAACTGCGGTTGGGCTATGCACTCGTCTGCCTTCTCCGGCCTGTCGAAGATGGTTGACTCCGCGAGCGGCTACAACATGGAGCGTCGCCTGTTCGGCGCTGGTCAATTCAACGGTGCGCCTCAATTGATGGGCTACAAGTACGCGATCAGCAACCAACTGACCGCGATTTCTGGCACCGTGGCTAACGCCATTCTTTTCGGCGACTTCTCGCAGTGCTATCTCGGCGAGTGGGGCACGATGGTGCTGCGCTCTAGCGACGTGGCCGGCGATAGCTTCGCCAAGATGCAAACGCAGATTATGGCTGCAATGGAAGTCGACATTGGTGTCGCTCAACCCAGCGCGTTCTGTACCGCAACCGGCATCCAGGCCTGATTTAGAAAGGAACTATTACACATGGTTGCATTCAATCCCCAAACCCACGTCAAGGTTTGCAGCAGCATCGCTCCCGGTTCTAAGACTGCGACGACTGCCGGCCGCGGCGTAGATGTTATCGGCTATACTCACGCGCTGGTAATTCTGGATACCGCGACGGTTGGCGATACCGTCACGGTTACGGTCCAATCCTCTTCGTCAGTGGAGACGAACTATACCGGCATTACCGGAGCAGCCTTCACGGCTGTGACGTCAACCAATGACGACAAGGTATATGCTGGTGTCGTTTATCTTCCTCCGCAGGCTCGCTACATTCGTGCGAATGCGGCGTTCGCTGGAAGCACGGCGTCTAGCTTTAGTGTGACCATCGTGCTCTTCAATCCCGAAGATAGCGACCAGTCCACTGTGCAAGCGGCATACGCTTCTGGCTCAACGACCGCGGCTGCTGATGCCAACGTGTTGTCCTACGCTTTCAGCGTGTAGTACAAACGCAAAGCGACCCCGAGCGTCTGCGAACGGCGCTTGGGGTCTCTGCCTTGTCCAAGTAGTTCGCAAGAAAGGCTTACCCATCCATGCTTCATCAGGTCTCAAGCGGCTGGTCTT